GCTGCGCTTCTCGAACTTCTCGCTGTCCTCGAGCCGCGCCACGACCTTGAATCGCTTGTTGATGAGCTTGTGGACGTTGATGTACGTCTTCCGCTTGCCTCGCGTCTTCGGCTTCCGCCGGCCGTTGCTTCCGAACTCCACGAGCCAGCTATGGTTGCCCGATGGCTTGTCGCCAGTGGCCCCCATCGTGCCGGTGTGCTCTGGCCCTGCGATCGCGACGGCAACCCCGCTTTTGTAGACCTTGGTTTTGTTTTTGACGCTCTTCCAGAGGTTTCCGGTGACGTCGTGGGCCTTGGCTTTTTGCTGGTAAGTCTTGCGGATGGGCTCGGCCGCCTTCTTGACGACCGGCCGCATGAGCTCCCCGGCCTTGAGGATGCCTACGGCGTTCTCGAGCGTGTCGACGAGCGGCCCGAGGCCCTCCATCCTCACGCGAACAAAGGCGTCTGCTTTCGTCATCACTGCACCTCTCTTGCGAGAAGCTCCTGATACTCGAAGTGACCCTTGTCCAGAATGCTCGCGATCTCCATAGACCTGCCACGCCACACAATCCGCCACTCGTGGGTGAGTGCGTGGTAGTGCCGAATGCGGATCTTGTGCGTCGCGAGCACGTTCGCCTGCTGGGCCTGCATGAATTCCCTGGTGTTCAAGCCGTCGACGCTCGCCCACACCGTCGCCTGCGTGTCGAATCCGAGCGTCGCTTCGCCGGTCTGGCTGCGGCTCTCGGTCGGAGACTGCAGCGCGACACGCTCGTTCATCTTGCCGGCGGCGATCATGTGACCGTCCCTTCGCCGATGAGCATGATCTCGTACTCGCCGCCGATGGTGCCGGTGACTGTGACGCCCGAGGCGGCCATCCCGGCGGCGGACGGGTCGCACTGGAACGCGACTGCCCCGGCGGCCACGGTGATTCCGGACGCCGGGAACGGCGATCCGGCGAACGCCAGCGAGGAGGCCCCCTTGTTCCGCACATACGCCGCCTTCACGGCAGTCATTGAGACAGTGGCAGGCGAGCCGTCGCGGGTATCGGAGAGCGACGACAGGCTGAAGCTCTCCGAGGCGGCGGCGAGCGTTTTGGAGTCGCTCCAGGCGACCTGGGCCTGGTTCGCTGCCGTACCGTCAGCCACGGCGACAGCGTAGTTCGCCGGCGTGACTCGCATGGTCTTCGATAGGTCGCCAGCCGTGGTCTCGTGGGCGACGATTGAGAGAGCGATCTGGGCGTTGAGCGGCATTTGTCAGGTTCCCATCACATAGATTTCGTACTGCTGGCCGCTCGTCCCGCCGATCCGCAGCACCGAGCCGCCGACGGTCGTTGCGAAGCCGTCCGAATTCGGGCAGGAGAGCAAAAACGCCCCGCCCTGCCTGATCGGATAGCCGCGGAGGGTGAGGTTTCCGAGGTTGATCATCGGGCTGAAGTTCCAGGCCGTGACGTCCTGCCGGAACACGCTGAACTGGCTGCCGGTCCAGCCGGCCGCCAGGGCGATGGATGCCGACGAGGAAAGATTTTTGACACACAGCAGCTTCACGACGGACAGCCCGGCCGCGGCCAGGTCGATGTCTTCGTAGCCAATCGACGGGAAGCTCCTGCGGTCGCTGAAGACCTTCGTGCAGTCGCCGGCATCGAACGCGAACGAGATGCTGTTGTCGGACGCGCTGGACGCCAGCCCGCTTGTGCTGAAGTCCGTCGCCCTCACATCGGCATTCACCGTCGCGGTGAGTGTCATCGGTATCCGCCCCAGCCGCTTGCGGCCATGAGGGTCTCGAACGTCAGCGGGATCGGGAGGTTCTGTGCAGTCGTGCCAGTGGTGACGGGCTCCCGCGTGCCGTACCAGTGGGCAACCAGCAGCAGGATCGCGTGCTTGACCGTGGTCGGCACAGCAGAGCCGCTGGCGCCGTAGCCTGCCGTCCACTGCACCGTGACGCTGTTCTCGTCGCCCCGAACGGCCGGCCAGACGCCGTTGTAGAGCGGATAGATTCGGCCCGGCGTGGTTCTGTGGTCAGTCTGAAACTGCGAGGCCACGCTTGTGATTGTGACCATGCTGCCGCCCTCGTTTCGGTACGTCACCGTGACGTTGGCTGCCTGCATGGGCGGACGGGGGAGCAGGAGCTCCCAGATCGGGAAGGCGTCGTAGCGGGCCTCCCAGACGGTCGTGATGAGCGTGACGTCGAGGCGATCCTCGACGTACTCACGAGCGACGGCAATGAGCGACGAGATGTAGGCATCGTCGTCCGTGGTGTCCACGCGGCAGTGGTGCTTCGCCTCCGCGAGCGTCACGGGCTCGACGGCCGGAGGCGTGCTGCGGACAAGGCTGCGGTACGGCGTCAGGCCGATCGTCGGCGACTGCGGCGTGACGTAGACGACACTCGTAATCATCCCTTCCTCCTCCTTGGCTTGTCATCCAGCGCCGCTCGCTCCGCCGGCTGATCCACGGCGGCCGCCTCGATGTCGCGAACTTCCTCGACGACACCTCGAGCAACGAAGATGCGGGCCATTCCGTCGGCCCAGTTGTCGAACACCTGCCCCTTCTTGTATCCACGGAACGTCTTGAGGACTCTTACCTTCATCCCACGACCCCCCATGCCTTCTCCGGCGCCTTCTGCTTGCTCCAGTAGTCGCTCGTGTGCTGCTGAATCTTGCACCCCTCAACCTCTCGCGAGGGCCATGTGACCATCAGCTCGGCGTGGCCGACAGAAACGTGGGTCGCGATGCCGAGCTTGTTGCCGGCCTTGGAGAACTGGCGCCAGAAGTAGATGTCTTCATCGCAGTGACCCCCATCGAACATTCCCTTGTCATTAGCCGAGGCAATGAACCAGGGCTTCGGCATCTTTCTGATGGCTTCGGTGCGGAGGAACGTGCAGCCGAAGTGCGCCGTCTCGACGGGCTGGACTGACTTCTTGAACCAGTCCTCTGCAACGACCGTCTTGTCGTCTGGGCTGATGCCGTGCGGGGCGAACATCACGGCGTCCGACTCGCGCTTCACCTGAAGCGGCGCGATCGCGTCCATGCCGGAGTGCATCAAGAGCGTCAGCAGGGCTTCGACGGTGTGCTTATTGAAGATTGTGTCGTAGTCGATCGTCAGGATGACGTCGTGCGTGTCTACGACGCCCTCGATGGCCCTCTGGAGGCATTGCCCCCAGAAGGCTCCGGTGATTTTGATGGGAGAGATGCCGTGAGGCGCAAGCGCAGAGGCGACACAGAAGAAGTTGTCGCTGAACGTCAGCCGCGGCGTGCTCATCACGCACGCGACTTTGACCTCTGCTTCGCACTGGCCGACGCGGACAAGCATATATATCGCTCCTGGGGTTAGGAGCGGGCGCGCTTCCTTGCGCCTTTGTCGGCCGTCATTGGCCGTCCCGCGTATACGGGATCAGCCAACGACCTTGACCAGCACGCCAGCGTCCGTCGCCGAATCAGCAGACACCTCGCCGCGGCTGAGTCGAGCCGAGATCGCCACGGTGGCCGAAGCGCCGGGGGTGTAGGACACCCGCAGGTAACGCTTCTTCGCCTTCGTGTCGACGTCGAGCTTGACGATCGAGGTCGAGCTGGTACCGGCAGCGGAGATCGCTGGGACCGTGAAGCCGCCCGTCCCGCCGGCCACGAGGGCCGTCACGTTCGAGTAGCTCGCGGTCGTGTCACCTTCCTCGACCTTCAGCACGTTCGAGAAAGTCGTCGAGGCGTTGCTCGCCCGCATGACCGTGACGCTGGCGTGGTCGTAGCCAAGCGTGTCGATCGTGAGGGTCGCCGTGGCGGTAGCGCCAACGGCAGCCGAGGGGACGTCAGCGACAACCTTATCGTTCTGGGCGTGAACCATAGCTAGGTAGCTCCTGTTATCACGAGGCAGCGGTACGGAGGGCGACCACAGGGCCGACTTCCGAGGTGCTGCCGAGGGAGTGGTGGTTGATGTCGAACCGCATCGTGCCTTGCAGGAGGAGCTGGTCGGTGGTCGCGTAGACCTGATCGAACAGCCGCACCGAAAAGTCACGCCGACGGGCGTAGATCGAGGACAGGCCGAGGTTTCCGAAGAGAACCTTCACCTTGCTGGTGTCCGCGCCGAGGGTGCTGTTCATCACATGCACCATCGAGACGGGATATCCGAGCCAGCTTTCCGAGACGCCGCCGGAGACGGTCTCGGCGGTGTTGCCGCCGGCCGCGTACTTCAGGCGGGCGATCGAGGCCGCGTAGCCGGCCGGGCTCACATACCACCGAGCGCCCTGGCGGGCGTAGATGGGCAGCTTGCCGATGACGCCGAGGAAATCCTCGATGTCCAGTGTCTCGAAGCTGGTGTTGCCGGTGGCGGCCGTCACCATCGACGCCGTGTAGGACGACTCGGCGATCTTCGTGACCAGGCCGCGGATGCCGCCGTAGTCGGAGGTGCCGTCACCGAGCCAGCCGCAGAGGTCGATCTTGTAGGCCAGGCTCGTCGCGAACTCGGCCGTCACCTGATCGGCCATCGACACCAGGGCGTCTTCGACGACCTCCGAGCTCATGCGGCAGCTCACTGCGAGCTTCTTCGCCACGAGAGCCACGTTGCCGTAGGTCGGCTCCGATTCGTTGACGGCCGAGCCTTCGCCGATGAAGTAGGCGCTGGTGCCGGTCAGCCTCTTCGGAATCGTCATCGTGTCGCGGGTCATCGAGACGGTTTCCACGCCGCTCGAGGCGAACGTGCCGTAGTTTTCGACCAGGCGGATCACGCGGCTGGCGAACTCCTCGGGGACGAGGGCTCCGCCGGCTGCGTTGCTGCCTTCGTTGAGGGCGCGGGCTTCGACGCCGTGGTCTCGGCACCACCGGAGGTCATCGGAGTTGCGGAACACGGTCCCGCGAATCCAGCGACCAACGCGGTAGGCGCTCTCGACAGCGTCGGGGCCATCGTTGTAGGCCCGAAGGGTCGTGTGATGCGGGTGGATGGCCCGAATCTCGACCTTCTTCTCTTCGACAGCCGGAGCCGCCTCGACCGCCTTCGCCGGCGCAGCCCGCTCGAACACCGCCCGAAGTTCCGCCTCCTTGGCGGCGAGCTTCTGCTCGAACTCGAGGTCTCCCTTGACCTTGTCGGCCTCGTCGGAGAGCTTCCGGAGCTCGACGGTGTGCTCCTCCGACCGCTCCTCGAGGTCGGCGAGCTCGTTCAGACGGGCGGCGATCGCCGCGGCACGGTCCTGAAGACGCTTGAGGTTCGACGCTGCCATGTTTTTCGGCCCTGCTGTTGTGCTGGCCGAAAAACGAAAACGCGACGGCCAGCGGGGTGTGGGAATCCCGCAAGCGCGCCGCGTTTGAATCCTCAAATCGCTCGCACTGCTCTCCGTGAAATCCTTCGCGGAGCTTGTGTCTACCTGTAGCCTAGTCTGGGGCGAGGAGGGCGTGCAACCTAGTCGCCGACCCATTCAACGCGAAGGCCGGGCTCGTCGTCGAAGCCCTCCCAGTCGTACCACTTCAGAAACTCGTCGCGAGACATTTTGCTCGCCGCGTCCTCGAGCCTTTTTCTTAGCCTCGCCTGGGAGTTCATGAAATTCTCCTCAATGAGCCCAGACCAACTTCTGTCGTGCTCCGAGATCGAGCTCCATTCTCGCATCGTGATTTTGATCTTGCTTGTCATGCCTTCTTCTTCTTTGGTGCTTTCGCCTTCGGCGTCGGACCGAGCTCTTCGACGACCAGGCCGACCCTGACGTTGCTGTCGTTCGAGTGGGCGTCGACTATGCTCTTGTGCCTGGTCAGGCTGCCGGCCTTCTTCAGCGCTGCATTGTATTCGTCGAGGGTCAAGGTTTGCCCCTTCTTGAATCCGAGGCTCTGGCTCGCGGCGTGCGAGCTTTTCTTTCCCCAGATCAGGTGGACGCCCTTTACTTTGTACCTCGCGTCATCCATCGAAATAAGCTCTCGCTCTGGGGATTTTGTGTCATCAAGACCAAGAAGCCCCGCGCCGTCCCTAGACCTCTTTGATTTCACGACAGTCACGATGACGCCCTCTGATCCAGAAGAGAAGCCCCACGCTTTTTCGTAGCGGGTTGAGAAAGACGCGAAAACTCCAGGCTTGCCTTCCTTTCTTGCGTTCGTGAATGCCTTGCTCTCGATCCATTTCCTGAGCTGTTCTGGGGGAATGCCAGACATTCCTCTGTGCGTTGGCCCGCCGACAAACAGCGGGAGCTTCTGCACCCCTGTCCTGAAATTGTCGAGATGCTTCTTCCACAAATCCCTGATTTTGGCGGACGAAAATGATTCTGGGCTTTCGACCATTTGGTGAATCGAATCGGGGCTTTGGGTCCACTTCTCGAATGCGGCCTTTTCGCCGGGCGACAGATCCTTCTCGAGACCCTTTCCGACCTCCTTCCTCTCCTTCCATGTCATGCCGGCGTGAGTCTGCCTCGCGGCTATCGCCTGCTGGACGCTTTTCGGCGCATTCTTCGGGATATTTTGGGGGTACGCTGGGTGAAGCTCTATGTTCTCCCAGTCGGCTGCCGTGCTGTCGAAAATCTTTCCAGACGAAGAGTCGTGTGTTGCCGGTGGCTTTGCCTTGACTACGGCCGGCTGCTTCACCTTGCCGGCTGGCGTCTTGAAGTCTTTCTGCCACTTGAGAAGGCTGTCGAACCTCTTCTCGAGCGCCGCGCGGAGCTCTGGCGTCTTGGCTGCAGCCAGGATCGCCTCTTTTTTCTTCATCAGCGCCGTGATCTGAGAGCTGACTTCCTTGTTCGTGATGCCGCCAAAAACGCTTGCGGCAGACGGATTGATTGACGAGTCGCGAAGCCCGTTCAGTTCCTTGGAAACGTCTGGCCCGAAGTCCTTGGTCGCCCCCTGGGCGCGGAACGTGAGCGATCCGCCGTTGTCCACTCGGAATACCTTGCCGCCCTTGCCGACAACGATGTTGTCGAGCTTCATGCCGACGACGTCTCGATTGCCCAGCAGCGCGTCGACTACGAAATCCTTGCGGAGTCTCTTGACCGCGGCCTCGTACTGCTTCGGGTTGCTTGTCTTGAGCTCGTCGAGCGTCTTGCCCTTGATGAACTCGGCGACCTTCTGCGGGCCGTCTGGCGTGTCGTGGACTTGCTGCTTCGGTACGTTTACGCCGGCAGCCCTGTAGAGCTCGTCAGCGTCGGACTCACTTTTGATGTGGGCCGCAGACTTTCCGCCCTTGATGACATACTCGTTGCCGGCAGCGTCTTTCGCGAGCGTCGCGCCTGTTGAGCCGCCGAGCGTTTTGATCTTCGTCAGATCTTTCGGATTCGGGGTCGAAGCCGGCGGATCTGGCGGAGGTGGCGTGTCGGGCTTTTTGTACGGCGCTGGCTTGCCTTTTTCTGCTGTCTTGGCGGCTGCCGCTGCCTTCGCTTCAGCGATCTCCTGGGCCAGGCTCTTCGGCGTGCCGACGACTTTGATGCCTTGATTGGCCTTGTTGACTTTGATCTGGTTGACGTCGACAGATTTGTCTCCAACAATCTGCAGCTTTTCGTTGGCTTTCTTTTTTCGGATGACTTTCAGCATCTCGGCTCGTTTTTTTGCCGCTGCCTCGGCCCGAGCCTTGTTCTCCTCTGCCGCCTTGGCGTCCTTCTCCTTCTTGCGAATGGCGGCTTTTTTGCGGGCGGCCCGAATCTTCGCCTGCTTTGTTGCTTGCTTCAGGATTCCTGCCTTGGCTGCAAGGGCCTCCTTCGTGGCAGGAAGGCTCGCTGCCTTGGCTGACTTGCCGCCTTGCGAGAACGACTTTGGGAGGTTCGGAATCCCGTCCTCCTTCTGGCAGTTGTTGCCGGCCTTGAACCCGCCGGCGCCTGTGCCGCAGGCTGAACCCGGCGCGTTCTTGAACTTGTTGACGCGGCCTGCTTTGCCGGGCTTTTTCCTGGGTCGCCGCTTGCCAGGCTTGGCGCGGCTCTCCTGCGAGAGCAAGTGCAGGGCTTTCTCGAGCGCTTCGCGGAGGCGGTCCAGCACGATGCTACCCCTCGACGATGTCTACGCGCAGCCTCGTCCCGGCCGTGCCGATCGCCTGGTAGTCGGAGCCGCTCGACATTCTGAAGATCGCCGGCTCGCCTGCCCGAAGGGTCGCAAGGCTGACGAACGATCCGCCGGCGTCGATGCCGATCTGGGCGGTCGAGGCCGTCGCCGTGGACAGGTTGCGAAGGAATGCCATTCCGACGGCGGAGAGGCCGGCCGTGCTGACGGAAGCCGCGTTCGTCGTGAGCGTGTACGTCACCGACTTCATGCCTGTCTGTGCCATGCTGGCGGTGACGCCGGAAACGCTGACCTGATTCGACAGGTAGCCTTTCTCAACCCTGAGAGAGATGCTGTAGTTGACGTCTGACATTGGCTTCTCCTATTTCGTCGTTCGTGCGACCGACTCCAGCGACTTCGCCTTGAGCCTGGCGGCCGCACC